GGGGCGATAATCCAGATGCACTTCGAGGAATGCGACTTGATGGTTGTGTAATAGATGAAGTAGCGAATATCAAGAACGAACTATGGTCAGATATTGTCCAACCTGCGTTAAGCGACCGTTTGGGATGGTCACTCTTTATAGGCACTCCGCAAGGCATAAATTTATTTAGTGAATTGTATTACAAAGCCATAGAGGAGGACGGATGGGCAGCAGCAAGATACACGGTATTCGATACTGATTCGTTACATCCCAACGAAGTAACCCGTCTCAAACGTGATATGAGTGAGACATCATTTGCAAGGGAATATCTATGCGACTTTTCAGCACAGGGTGATGATCAACTTATTGCATTGGCAGATACTGAGGATGCAGCAAAAAGAACGTACCAACAAGACCATGTCAAACTGTCACCAATAGTGCTAGGTATCGACCCTGCAAGGTTTGGAGATGATAGGTCGGTAATATTTCGTAGGCAGGGTAGGCAAGCATTTGAACCAGTTGTATATCGAGGTATAGATAATATGGATTTAGCAGCCAGAGTAGCTAATTTGATAGAGGAATATGATCCAGATGCAGTGTTCTGTGATGCAGGTGCAGGTAGTGGCGTGATCGACAGACTAAGGCAGTTGTCGTATGACGTAATCGAAATACCGTTTGGTGGTAAAGCAATGAAACCAGAACAATACATCAACCGTAGAAGTGAGATGTGGTGGTTAATGAAGCAATGGATAGAGGAGGGTGGAGCAATACCAAACGACATAGCCCTTAAACAAGAGTTAGCAACACCGATATATTGGTATGACAACGTAGGTAGGCGTGTATTAGAAAGCAAAGATCAGATTAAAAAGAGATTACAAGGAGCAGGATCACCAGATTTAGCTGATGCATTAGCTCTTACATTTGCTCTTCCAGTAGCCAAGAAAGTACCAGAGGATATATATATTAAAAGACGCAAAGTATCTACACAGAAAGCAGATTATGACCCATACAAAGTACTTTAAACGTATAGCTACAGGTTTAGATGTAGAGCCATTACTTCAATTGTTAGACAATAAACCAGAACTGTGGACAGAAATAACAGCACGACAAAAAGCTACAGGTTCAGCACACAAAGATACTGAATGCATATACGTTAGAGGACCACTAAAGATGAGTACATACTACGTTTTGTTTGATACAGGATCATACGATTATCCGTGTATGGAATATTTAAAACCTGCGTTAGTGCCATTAATGCAACCAATACTTAAACAGCTAGAAGTTGAAGACATGGGTAGGGTATTAATTGTAAATTTAAAACCTAGTGGACATGTAACTAAACATAACGACCAAGGAACGTATGCAGATCATTACAGTAGGTTTCATATTGTTCTTAAATCTAATCAATGGTGTAGCCAGACATGTGGAGATCAAGAACAAAAATTTGAAGTAGGTGATGTTTGGTGGTTTAACCATAAAAAACTACACACAGCACACAATATTGGCATGACAGACAGAGTGCATATAATATTTGATTGTGTTCCTAAGAATTCTTTATGACCAGTGTGACCGTAACTACTGATAGTACAGCTACTGTAGACAAAAGTAGGATATCCAAAACGGAAATCAAACTTGCCACAGTTGACGAAATGTTGGCAGAAGCATCAGTACTGTTTGAAGAGCATTACGAAGAGATTGCTCGCAACAAACAAGTGATGAAGCTAAAGCCAGACGAAAAGACGTACTACCAAATGGAGAAGTCTAATCGTATATTCATACTTTCAGCTAGACAAGATGATGCTTTAATTGGCTATTCTGTTAATTTTGTCACTAATCATCTGCATTATGCGGATCTTAAGTTAGCTCAAAATGATTTGTTGTTTATCAGCAAAGAACACCGAGGTGGCAGACTAGGTCTAAAGTTGATTAGAGAGACAGAAAACCATGCAACAACACTCGGATGCAAACTAATGCTTTGGCATTGCAAAGAAAACACCACTTTGTCTGCAATAATGCCGAGACTAAAATATGGTGTACAAGACATTATTTATTCCAAGGAGTTATGACATGGGAGTTGTAGCAGCAATTTCTGCCGTAGCGAGTACTGGTTACTCAATTGTGCAAGGACAGCAACAGAAAAGACAACAAAAAAAGCAATTAGCTATGCAACGACAAGCAAATGAGGATGCTAGAAAAACAGCAAAAGCAGAAGCTGATCGTGCTGACATGGAGTACAACAAAGCAAACAGACAGACAGCAGATGTTGGTGCTATAGGTGACGAAAGTGTACTAGCAGGTAAGGGTGGTGCAGCAGGTACTATGCTTACTGGCAAAATGGGTGTAGATCCAAATCAATTAAATCTAGGCAAATCCACCTTATTAGGCGGTTAATCAATGTACGAAACCAAGAGAAGTAAATTATTAACAAGGTGGGGTCATCTTCGATCAGAAAGGGCTACTTGGTGGTCGCATTGGCAAGAAGTAACGACATATTTACTGCCAAGAAATGGACGTTATTTTGTACAAGATAGAAACAAAGGACATAGAAGACACAATTCGATATATGACAATACAGGTACAAGAGCATTAAGAACGTTAGGTGCAGGTATGATGGCCGGTGCAACATCCCCTGCAAGACCTTGGTTTAGATTAGGTACAGTTGATCCAGAATTAAATAAATATCCACCAGTAAAAATGTGGCTAAGCGATGTCACAGAACGTATGCAATTAGTGTTTACAAAATCAAATACATATCGCACATTACACAGTATTTATGAAGAATTAGGAGCATTTGGTACGGCAGGGTCAATTATTTTACCTGACATGAAAAACGCAATACATCATTACCCAGTAACGTGTGGTGAATATGCAATTGCTACAGACTATCAAGGCAGAGTTAATACATTGTTTAGAGAATTTCAAAAAACAGTAGGAGAAACAGTAAGAGAATTTGGATATAACAATTGCTCAACGTCTGTTAAAAATTTGCACGACAGAGGTTCATTAGATCAGTGGATTACAATTATTCATGCAATAGAACCAAGAGACGATAGAGAGCGTGATTTTAGTAAGAAGGACAATATGAACATGGCATACAAATCTTGTTACTTTGAGCAAGGTGGTGAAGGCGATAAAGTGCTAAGAGAAAGTGGATTTAAAGATTTTCCTGTAGTTGTACCAAGATGGGGTGTTTCAGGTGGCGATATTTATGGTAATTCACCGGGTATGGAAGCATTAGGGGACATAAAACAGCTACAGCATGAGCAATTACGCAAGGCACAAGGCATTGATTACCAAACTAAACCACCATTACAAGTACCTAGTTACCTTAAAAACCGTGATGTAGATAGTTTACCGGGTGGCGTTACGTTTATTGATGGGCAACAAGGCAAAATTGAGACAGCATTTAACGTAAATTTAAACTTACAACATTTGTTAATGGACATACAAGACGTAAGGCAACGCATAAATGGTAGTTTTTATGCTGATTTGTTTCTTATGTTGGCCAATGCTACTGATACACGCATGACTGCAACAGAGGTAGCAGAACGTCACGAAGAAAAACTACTTATGTTAGGCCCAGTTTTAGAAAGATTACATAACGAATTACTAGATCCGTTAATAGATATTACGTTTAGCAGAATGATAGAAGCAGATTTAGTGCCACCTGCACCAGAAGAATTGCAAGGTATGGAATTAAATGTAGAATTTGTATCTATGTTGGCACAAGCACAACGTGCTATTGGTACAAATAGTGTTGATAGATATACAAATACAATGGGTGCTATTGCACAAATGAAGCCTGATGTACTTGATAAATTTGATTCTGATGCATGGGCAGATAGTTATGCTGATATGTTAGGCATTGATCCGTCATTAATAGTACCCGGACAAGTTGTAGCTAAGATACGACAACAAAGAGCACAAGCACAACAGGCAGCAGCACAGGCAGAACAACAACAACAAGCAGTAGAAAACATGGCAAAACTTGGTAAAGTAGATTCAGGTAATGCTATGGACATGATGAACCAATTTAGTGGTTACAATTCACCATCACCATTGGAGGTATAAATGGATTTAATTGATTTAAAAAAAGACCCACAACCTATTGACAGTAAAGAAATGTATGACGAACCGATGTATAGCTACGGTTTGTGTATATCTTTAGGTAAAGAAGAATTACAAAAATTAGGCATAGAAAAACTACCGGAAGCAGGTACTGAAATGATGCTTAAAGCAAAAGCATATGTCAAAACAGTTAGGGAAAGTCAAGAAAAAAATGGCGTAGAACAAAATGTTGAGCTACAAATATGTGCAATGGCTATTGAGCCTATAGATTTAAGTAATGATCAAGCACAAGGATTGTATGGAAACAAGGCGTCTGCACCACCAAAAGCACAGCCTGTCACTACACCTACTACAGGTACTTATCTAACCGGAGGTTAATTATGTTTGGTAAAAAAAAGACTGACAAAAAAGGAAAAAAAGGAGGAATTGAAGGTGCAGAAAAAATCATTCCTAGAAAAATAGAACGTAAAGTAAAGACGTTAGAAACTATGAAAGAAGCCGGTATGGCAGATGAAGCACAGTTAGAAGAATTAGAAAAACTTAAAAAACTTTACCCATCAATGTTTTAATCATGAGTTTGTACGAAAACATACACAAAAAACGCAAAAGAATTAAAGAAGGTTCTGGCGAGCGTATGAAAAAGAAAGGTGAGAAGGGTAGGCCAACTGCTAAAGATTTTAAAAACGCAGCAAAAACTGCAAAAAAAATGTATCCTAATCAAAAATAGGTGTGACCGTAACCAAGTTATAACTAGATATATTTAAGCATGAGCGAATATAACCCTCTCGATCTTAAAGGTCAACAAAAATCTAAAGACAATAAAAAGTTTGTAGACAGAATTGACCGACAGAACGAGGAAGCGGATATAAAATGGCTCATGAGCAGCAAGAGGGGTCGCAGATTTGTCTGGAGACTTCTGGAGCAAGCAGGTGTATTTCGATCATCGTTTAACACTAACGCAATGACAATGTCATTTAGCGAAGGTAACAGAAACTATGGTTTGCAACTCCTTAACTTGGTTCACACTCTCTGCCCAGAACTGTATCCGACAATGATTAAGGAACAACAAAATGTCAGAAACGCTGATGACGGAAGCCAACCAAACAAATGAAGGCGACACGCAGCAAACAGTAGACGCTACAACAGAAGCAACTACTGAAACTGAGCAGCAGGCTGAAACTGTACAAGATCAACAAGATTCGGATGAATCCGCTGTTGAAAGTGAAACTAGCGAGAAGGAAGTACCAGAAGGTGCGCCTGACAAATACGAGTTTAATGCACAGGTGGCTGACGCACCAGACGAACTCGACCCCGAAGTGTTAACAGCATTCGGTGAAGTCGCTAAAGAACTTGACTTGCCACAAGAAGCTGCACAAAAAGTATTAGATAAAGTTGCACCTGTAATACAGGCAAGACAGGCAAAAGCTGTTGAAGAGGTAAAGCAAGAATGGTTTAATGAATCACAATCAGATGAAGAATTTGGTGGTGAAAATTTAAATTCAAATTTAGAAATTGCAAAATCATCTTTAAAA